GTACTGTCTGTTGGCATGGGAGTACCATCTGTTGGGTTGGGAGTACCATCTGTTGGGATGGGAGTACCAGTACCGGGATCATTGTTGGTACTGTCTGTTGGCATGGGAGTACCACCTACTTGTGTATTATTCATATTTAAACAAAATTTTAAATCTATATATTTAGATTCACTCATATATAATAATAAATAAAATAAAAATCAGATGTTATTGTATATTAAAGGTTTAATACTGCTTTAATTCTATCAATAGGTAATATATCAACTTTATGATTATTATCTAAATGTTTTTTATATTCATTATTTAATTCGCTAGATAATAATTTATATTTGGTTTCATCATATGTATCTACTTCTGATAATAATTCTTTAATATTTTTTTTAAATTCAATACAGCGGGGACATGGTTCTGGAAATAAATCTTTTATGGGAGAATCCTTATTCATAAGATGTTGTATATTTTTAGGAATTAATAATTTACCAACAATTGGCATTAAAAGTAATAAATATACATTTTTATCTTGCCATTGTGGCACTATTTCATCTATTTTAATATTATCTGGAAAATAATTCAAAATTGTCTTAATATTTATATTATATTCAGGTATATAATTAGGAATAACATTACCAGAATATAATTTTATATTCCAAATAATTGAATTAAAATATGCGTTAACATTATTTTTTGAATATAATTTATCATTGTTATTATGAGAAATATTCTTAAATAATTTTTTAATATTTTTAAGATTTAGATTGCCATTTTTTTCTATTAGAAACCCCGTTTTTTTATTTAATACTTTTTTATAAGCACTAAATATATTTTTAAAATGTGATATATTTTTATTATAATCGTTGCCTAAAAATAATGATAATAATGCAAAATCTTTACGAATAGGATGATGACTTAAATTAAATTTATTTTCAGATAAATCTGATAATTTACGAACTAATGTAAATAATGATAAAAATTTATAATTATTATAAATATATAAATTTAAGATAGGTGTATTAAATAATGCTAATACAATAATATCAGAGTCATCTCCAACGACACATACTCTTTTATTAAAATCATTCAAACTAACTATATATTGAAATAATTTTATTTCGCCTTCGTTATTTTCTTTTGATGAAGAATAAAATGTATCAATATCCAGTTTTTTTAAATAATTAATAATAATATCATCAACTGTATCCATAAAAATAGTACCAGGTGTTAAATTTAAAGTACTTATTCCCTTAGATGTATCATATAAATATTTCTGTCGTCTTTTAATTTGTGTTTTTGCCTTAGCTAAAACAGCTTGCCCATCTGTAAATAATGCGATTGTTTTAGGCTTCATTATTTTAATAATTTTATCAAATTCTTTAGTAATATGTTTTTTAAATTGTTCATTGTTTTGTGATTTGCTGCATATACGGTGAAGTATAGTATTTACATCAACACATACAATGTCAATATTATTTGGTGATTTATCATTGATGATTTTAGGAAAAGTTTCAACAATATTTGTTAAATAATTCTTTATACCCATTATAAATAATAAGTATATTTACTTTTAAATATATAAACCACAAGTATTTTTTTTTTAAATCTTAGTATATGGTTAAAGTAGGAATTAACGGGTTTGGTAGAATTGGGCGTTTAGTATTTAGATGTATTGAAGATAGGCGTTTAAAAGGTGAAGATATTGAGGTTGTTGCAATCAATGACCCATTTTCAGAAATTGAATATATGGGATATCAATTAAAATATGATAGTGTTCATGGGATATGTAAATATAATATTGATTACGAAGATGGTAATTTATTAGTTAATGGGCGTAAAATATATAGATTATCAGAAAAGGATCCTAGTAATCTTGAATGGGGATCGTATAATATAGATTATGTAGTAGAAGCTACTGGTATGTTTACCACTTTGGAAGGAGCAGGATTACATTTAAAAGGAGGAGCATCGCGAGTAATAATTTCTGCTCCTTCAAGTGATGCTCCAATGTTTGTTATGGGTGTAAATAATGAATCATATAATGGAGAACAAATATTTTCAAATGCGTCGTGTACAACAAATTGTTTAGCACCATTGGCTAAAGTTATTAATAATAACTTTGGTATAGTTGAAGGATTAATGACTACAATTCACGCAACTACTGCAACACAAAGAACTGTCGACGGACCTTCTGCAAAAGATTGGAGAGGAGGTAGAAGTGCAAGTGTAAATATAATACCTTCATCAACTGGTGCAGCAAAGGCAGTTGGTAAAGTGATTCCAGAATTAGAAGGTAAATTAACTGGTATGGCATTTAGAGTCCCAACAATAGATGTATCAGTAGTTGATTTAACAGTTAGATTAGAAAAAAGTGCATCATATGATGAAATAGTAGAAGCTATTAAAAAAGCTTCTGAAAATGAAATGAAGGGAATCTTAGGGTGGACAGATGAGGACTTAGTAAGTAAAGATTTTGAAGGAGATGAACGAAGTAGTATTTTTGATATTAAAGCAGGTATAGCATTAAATGATAATTTTGTTAAATTAGTTTCATGGTATGATAATGAATGGGGTTATAGTAATAGATTGGTAGATTTGTTAATGTATACATCTAAATGTGATTAATAATATTAGATGTAAAATGATAATATATATTTATATTTATATATATATATTATATGAATAAATTTTATTCAGCGAATGGTAATTTCGAAAATATAGATATTATAGAACATTTGGATGTTGTGCCTCCTACGAATATATCAATAATATCTTATATGATAGAAAACGAGAATATGAAAAATCGTATAAGTGTATTAGAAAGTAATATCATAAAGTTGGAAGGTAAGATTAATGAGTCTAGGATGTTTTTACCGTATAATAATAATAAATCATCTACAATAATTTCAAAAAGCAGCAATGATTGGAGTTCAATAGATGGTAATATAGTAATGCATATATTTTATGATAATAAATATGAATATATTCCTCAAATATTTGTAGAGTTGGCAGAAAAGAATAATTCAAATATGGATTATAAGATACATGTGAGTGATATTGATAATGAGAGTTTTAAGTGTAAATTAATAGTAGATAATTTAGAGTTGAATAATTTGAAGGATGAAAATGGTAAAAATNTATATAATGATAAAATGGATTTTGTAAAACAAAACTTGTCTTTAAATTACATGATAATTGGTTAATACGTTTGTATTTAAAAATTAATTTGTATTTAAATATAAAAATCTATTAAATTATAATGGAATCCACTATTGAAGATAATAAAATAGAGAATGTGTCCTATAATTTTGCAAAAACAATATTTAATAATATTAATAATGATATATTTAGTAAATTGCTATTCACTAGTGATAGTATATATAGTAGTTCTAAAATAAAAGGTTCCTTAAAATTAGTTGATGTAATATTAAAAACAACTAATAATAATCTGGATATTGTGATAACGGATGGAACAGCCAATATAGGTACTGATTCAATACATTTAGCGTTATGTTTTAAACATGTAAATGCAATAGAATATTTAAATATGAATTATAATGCTCTTAAGAATAATATTGATGTTTTGAATACAAAAAAGAATATGAAATCATATAATGGAGATACAAATATATTAATTAAAGAACTAGAACAAGATTTAATATATATAGATGCTCCATGGGGTGGTCGTAATTATAAGGAACATGATAAACTTAAATTATATTTAGGAGATATAGAGATATTAGATTTTTATCTTAATAATAGAGCTAGGGCGAAATATTTTGTCTTTAAGGTACCTTTTAATTATGATTTTGATTATTTGAAAGGTTTTATAATAGATAAGGTGACGATATATCCATATAAGAAAGATTCAAGTATTAAATATTTTATTTTGGTTATAGAAAAACAATAATATTTACTTAAAGTTTACAACATTAAACAATTTAAGTAAATATGATTATGTAATAATAGAAATAGAAACGACTATATTAAATGTTTCTTATTAGAAAACAATCATATTATACTTAAAGTTTACAATACTAAACAACTTAAATAAATATGATTATGTAATAATAGCAATAGAAACGACTATATTAAATGTTTCTTATAAAAAAATTGAAATATTTATCTTTTGAAATGAACTCTATATAATTTTGCTCGTTTAGCTCAGTTGGTAGAGCATCGGTCTTATGAGCCGAAGGTCAAGGGTTCGAGCCCCTTAGTGAGCATTTTTATAAATTACCTGCAGCACGATTTTGATATTAAAAAAATGGTAATTTGTCCCATTACGGGAACCCAGTTCATGTAGCTCAGTTGGCAGAGCATCGGTCTTATGAGCCGAAGGTCTACGGTTCGAGCCCGTACTTGAACAAAAAGACCTTAATATGTCTATAAACTATTTTAAGCCCGGTTAGCTCAGTAGGTAGAGCGCAAGACTTTTAATCTTGTGGCCGTGGGTTCGAGCCCCACATCGGGTGATCTTTTTTGATTACATACAGCAAAAATTGTTACAAAACTTTCACTTTTATTGAAATAAACAATGTAGTCAGTAAAAAGCTCTGTTAGCTCAGTTGGTAGAGCGCACGACTGTTAATCGTGATGTCATAGGTTCGATCCCTATACAGAGCGTTCTTTTAGTTTCTTACAGCTTTAAATTAAAAATTTAATAAAAAGAAACTAGCAAATTTAAAGTTACATACAGCAAAATACTAAAAAATATTTTCCTTTTTAAAAACCGTAACTTGTCTGGCTGGATTGAATGGCCATATTTGAATTTAAATATTGTATTATAATTCAAATTAAAAATTTAATAACTTTAAAGTTATATACAGCAAAAAAAAAATAATAAAAAATTTTCTTTTTAAAAACCGTAACTTGTCCTGGCTGGATGGCCGAGTGGTCTAAGGCGCTGCACTTAAGCTGCAGTCTCTTCGGAGGCGCGGGTTCAAATCCCGCTCCAGTCATATTTAAGATTTCTCACAGCATACAAAAAAAAATAAAAAATATACTTTTTCCTTTTTAGAAATCTGAAACTTAAAACTTAAAACTAGATACAGCAAAAACAAAAATAATTTAAATATAATTTTTTGACTAATGGAAAGACATTTGACATGGGAAAGACCAAAACTCTAGTTTGCCAAACCCAATTGGCGCAATTGGATAGCGCGTGTGACTTCTAATCACAAGGTTGCAGGTTCGAGTCCTGTATTGGGTGATACAATAGTATCAAAGGCTGGATGGCCGAGTGGTCTAAGGCGCTGCACTTAAGCTGCAGTCTCTTCGGAGTCGCGGGTTCAAATCCCGCTCCAGTCATAACATTAATTTATAAAACTAAATAATAAAAATAAATTTATTTCTATTATTTTAAAAGATTATTTAATTATTACATTCAATTAAATAATATATTTTTTAATCCATTTACGAATAGTTCGATTTATATCTCATATTTCTCATATTTCTCATATTTTTTAAGCCATTTACGAATAGTAGAGTCTTTCATTATTTGAACTGGAATTTATATATTCTAACATTCCATGAAGTATTTTTAATTTCTCTTTATCATAATCGTCATAATTATCTGTTAGTTCAATTGACATTTAGAAGTTGTAATAAATTTACTTTAAAATTTATGAAATATTGTCCTCATGAGAATCATCCAGGTGTGGAATTTGATCCTAAAATAGGTAAATATCATAAAATTTGTAAATTAAAAAAGGATGACGACAAAAAATGTACAATTATGTAAAAATTGAACATATAATATTAAGATTATAAATTATATAATATTAATATTAATAATGTCTCAATTTGATGAAATTTGTAAAATACGCGAAACACGATATTTAAAAATAAAAGAAAAAGAAAAAAGACTATATTACGACACTACAATTGAGTCCTTAAATTATACTAAAGATGTTGTTAATTATATTTATGATAATAAATTAATTGAAAAAATTCAACATTTTTTTCTAAAATATAAACTATCTAATAAAATATGTATCAATATTTATGATTATTATGAATATAATGACAATGATATTATTAAAATTAGAATTAAAAATAAAGTATATGGATGGCATTATTTACAATGGCAGAAACACTTTGATTTTAGAGGATATTCTGATATAAAATTTGATCTACCTATTGAAATAAATAATTTAAGAAGAATTAATAAAAATATAAAATGTAAATCAAAATTCCAATATGAAATTAAAAATAAATATCAAGATATTCAAGGATTTTATATAAATAATTATTCTTATACTTGGGAATTTTCAGATATATATAATCTTCTTGAAACACGCGGTATACAAAAATTAGCTGTGTCTCAAGATATGTTTAATAATCTTTTATCATATGATCCTGGTGTATATGCTATTGAAATTATTACACCTGATTCTGTTAATACAAATAGAGCATATTGTATATTTGATGATTTCCCTACTTTGGATAATGATATATCACAACTCCCTATCGGAGTATACAATCAATTAAAAATTACACCAAATGATAATCAATTTAAAATAAGAATTATTAAACCTGATAAAGGTAAACAAATTAAATTAAAATGTTTTATAGATCCATCCGAATTATTTAATGATGTAAAAAATCAATTAACTTTAGAATTGACTAAGCATAAGATAGTTAGTTTAAATCAAATAATTTGTGTTGAATCTGATTTAGATCATTCTATAATACCCTTTTTAGTTACTGAACTTTATCCAAATTATGTATTAGATATTACAGATATTGATTTAGAAATTGATTTCGAAGAATGTTTTAATTTTGATAATCCTATTGAATCACTTTTCCTTTATTTTAATTCTTAATATTTAGAGAGCTTAATAAATGAACGATATATAAATTATAAATCTTTAGGATAAAATAAATGACTTTTATTCATTATATAATTTAATACTTAAAAAAAAGAGAACATATATTTGAAATGATTAAAAATATTCCGCAAATATTTCGTAATAAGTTAATAAAAAATCCGAATATTAATGTATTAGGGGTAAAGAATAATAATATATGGAAATGGACAAATGGGACTGAGTTAAATAATATGATAAACTATTCAATTGATGTATTGAAAGATAGGAATGTTAATAAAGGTGATAGAGTGATATATAAAGGTAAAAATTCAGTAGAGTGGCTTGCATGGAATCTAGCGACCCATTCATTAGGTGCAGTATGGGTTCCATTATATAGTAATCAGAAAGAGGATTATTGTAGGTATATTGTGAATGATTGTGAACCTAAAGTATTGATATCAGACGATGATATAAAATATAAAGATATGAATTTTATAACTAACAAAATAGAGAATATAAAATATAATAGTGAATATGATATAGTTCATAATGATTTATGTACATTAATTTATACATCTGGAACAACAGGTAATCCAAAAGGTGTAATGTTAAGTCATAATAATATTATATCAAATATAAATGCATTAAATTCAAGATTTAAGGATTTTGAAAATAAAGATTTTACATCATTAAATATTCTACCATGGGCTCATATATATGGATTAACTACTGAATTATATTATAATTTATTTAATGATAATAAAGTAGCTATTAGTTCAGGAGTAGATAATTTTGTGAAAGAATGTTCTGAAATAAAACCAAACATATTATATTTAGTTCCTAAAGTATTAGAATTAATTAAAAAGAAATTAAGTATTTTGGATAAACCAGTATTAAGAATGGTCTTACCATTAGTATTAAATAGATTATTTGGTGGTAATCTATTTACTGTATTTATGGGAGGAGCTAAATTAGATGATAATACAAAAAAATTTTATTTAGACAACGGTATAAATATATGTGAGGGTTATGGGTGTTCAGAAACTGCACCAATGATATCAGTAAATCATATAAGTGATCCTAGAGATATAAATTCTATAGGAAAGGTATTAGATAATGTATTAGTAGATATAGTAAATGGTGAAATTCATGTAGCTGGTCCAAATGTGATGTTGGGTTATTGGAATAATAAAGAAGCAACAGATGAGGTATTAGTAGAAAATAATAGTGTTACATGGTATAAGACAGGAGATGCAGGTGAGAAATTAGATAATTTTTTATTTTATAAAGGGAGAATAAGTGAAAATTATAAATTGACGAATGGAAAGTTTGTTAATATAAATGATACAGAATCTAGGTTAAAAAAATCAATATCTAATTTTTTTATAATATATGGAGAGGATAGATCTTATAATATTTTAATAGTAGAAAAACCATTTGATGAAAATAAGTTAGATGAAATAAATAAGAATATTGATAATTATCTTAAAATTAAGAAAGTATTATCAATAGATAGTGATGTATTTGCAGAATATTTAACACCTAAAATGTCAATTAAAAGAAAGAAATTAATTAAACATTTTGAAAAAGAAATAAATGAAATATATACATAATACACCGTCCGCTTCATATTCATTCTTAATAGATTGATATACTTCAAGTTGACCTCTAAAGATAATAAATAAATTTTTAGTATCTCATATAGTCTATTCTTATATTATAATCCGATTTAACCTTAATAAAATTGAAAAATTTAATATATGACACCTCAATTAATTATATAATATACTGCTATATAGATAATCATGAGTAAAACAGAATCTAGAGTAGCTGGTGGACTTAGTGCGGTAATCTTTATAATGTGGGGCATCCCATCTTTGGGTGCATTATATATGGTGGTTTATGGTATGATTAATAATACATATGATGGTTTTTATTTAACTATTACATGTATTAATGTTTTTATCTTATTAATTTTTGGAATAGCTTATATGTTCCAAAACTATTACAAAGATCAAACAGAACCCATTTTACAAACAGAAATTCAACATATAGAAGTTAATAAGCTGTAAACTATTTAAGTTATAATTAATTCATATATATTTTTTGATATTATCTATAAAGTAATCGAATTCATCAGTTTCAGTATGAAGAATCATATTAGAGAATAAATTAATATTATACTAAATAGTATAATATTGATTTTTATATATACAATGAGTTAAACCGAAATATACTTCATGGAAGATATTCCGGTTATTGGCAAGTCTCCGTCAGCTACATCTACTTCTTCTTTTTTTACTTGAACTTTGTAATAAGATCTACCAGGCTTGTAAACTGGAGAGTGATCAATTAAGAAAAGAATTAGATTGTGGTCATATGCCAGTTTTTCAAGGAACCTCATAACAATCACTGCAGTTTCAGGATCAATATTTGCACATACCTCATCTAAAAAGATTGCCTCGAAATTAGCAGGAGCATATAGGAGAGGTAACAGAGACTGAATCAATGTCAATCTCGCTATTTCACCTCCTGAAGTACCTTTAAGTGGCTTGTTCAACTTATTACCTTCTACTAGATACCCAATTTTAAGAGCGTTTGCNATATCTCTGATACTTTNATCAAGTTTATCCCACTTTTTAATACCATTTGAACAAGTTGTGACAATACACTCTTTGCATGACCTATTCGCATCGATTGATAACATTTTACTCTGAAGAACACACATCCATGTACAGCATCCATTAACTTGTGTTCTAAGAGCTGCCAATAATCCTTGAAAGAAGACTGTTTTCCCTGCTCCGGATATTCCACATATAGTCATAATGGAACGTGATGGAATCGGTTGACTAAAATGCTCTTCGAGAATTGTTGAAAAAGATTTAGTTGAATATCTAGTATCGAATTGCTCTTTACTAGCAGCATCGAGAATATCTTGTGCAGGTTTCCAGTCTGCAATATAGCGCAATACCTGGACATAAATGTTAACTGCCCAATAAATCTTTTGAGAAAGATTATCTATTGCGGAAGTTACTGGAATAATCATAAGAATAGTCGTTTTGTCCCAGTAGGAGTATAGGACCCACAACTTTAATCCCTGTTCAACGATTGATTGAAAACAATCCATAATAGTAAACCATTTGCTTTGTTCATTTTTTGGAGCTTGACGAGTCTCGATGCCAAGACTGTTTAATTCACATCGCTTATTGATAGCTGCTGTTGTTACGTCATTGCCATTCAATACCAATGATAAGACATTTTGCGAGAACCATTGATTATATGTATTTACATACTGAAGTTCCTTCGTAATGGCGGAAAACTGTTCGCGGGATTCCCTCATGAACCGTATTCCAGCAATGGCAATGATACCTAACATTAAAAATAGACCTGTTCCAACTTTTGGAGCAATCCAAAAGATAAAAAACACTTCACCAATAGATGTACTACAGATTCTGATAGCGTTGATAATTGAATTTTGTGCATGGTTCGTTGCATTGATACCTGTCATTAGTGTACTGATCAACTTGTTATTCACTTCTTGAGTATTGGTGAGTGCGAGCGTGCTATTCATAAATGTCGCTAGCACTTTTTTCTCGACCGCTTTGTTAAACGAGATAATATATGCTTTGTTGCTAACATCATCCATCCAAATCAACATAACAGATTTTATGGAATTACTCAATCCTAGCCAGATAAAAATCATAATCACCGATGACGGAATTGTTTGTGGGATTGTTCCTTGATTCATCAATTTTTGTACTTCTGTGGCGAAGGTAGTTTGTAGATTCCGGAGATGGTACGATAATCCAGTAATAATCAGGATCATACTGCCCCATAAAATAGACCATTTCGGATCTTTTACTTCCCACATGGTATTGAAAATTACAGAGTAAATCGACCAAGACCCTTCAGCCAAAGACTCTTGAGCCAAAGACTCTGGCTCAGGGGTAATTCCCAAACTCTTCATTCCCACAGGGGACGTCGTCCCTCGTTTACGTTTTGTTAAGATGGCCATTGTTTATGACTGCTCTATATTAATCTTAATAATATATGAACCATATATTATTATATTTTCAATTTTTATTACCATATATATAAATATGTTTATTTATTACCTTCACAGTCCAAAATTACAATGACATCTGATGTAATATGCAGTTCGTCTAGCGCTGCGA